CGATAATCCGGGTTTGCATTACTGAGAACCACTCCACCCAACGTGCTGCCAGTTCCAGCTCATCGGCGATCTTCACCATGACCACTTTGCTCGGGGGTTCCTGGTTCTGTTTCACTGTGTCCAGCAACATCGCCGCGGTTTGCTGGAGGGCTTTCACCTGATGGGAAACATCCTTGGGGTTGGCCTGTCTCCAGCGTACCTGATTGATGTCATTGATCAGGGTCACGGCGTTCAGGCATTCAGTGTTACTACCAAACAGCTCCCCAAATTCCGCCTCACTGGAGCGGTTGCCTTCCAAGAGCCATTTGCGTTCTTCATTGATCAGGCTATCCAGGAAACGCTGATCGTACGACACGGTCTTCTGCGTGTCACGGTGTTCTTTCAGCCCATCGGGATTTTCCATGTAATAGGCCAGGTTACGCAGGATCTTGGTCAAGACTTCTTTATTGAGTTTTACCATCACATCCAAGCGCTGCTTATGGACGCCCTGGAGGTAATCATGCAGATTCCCAGTGAACCCCACGGGCTTAGGTACCACCACTCCATCAATGTCAGTGTACTGGACTTGGCGGAGTTTCATACGCAGTGAGCTTACATTAATCACTTCGGGACGCGCGTAATCCCAGGTGGTGATAAAACGAAAAGCGTCTTTCAGAGAAGCAGTGAGTTTCGGCAGACGCTTGGTGAGCATACCTGCGAAATCTTCCGCGCTGTACGTTTCTTGAGATACCGCAACACAGGTGTCGATAAAGCGTTCGGTTTCGTGTCGTGTTTCATAACCTAACATGGTAGAGTCTCCTTAGGGGCGTACACAACAATAGGTGATTCATAACCATTAGAGCAAAAACACCTAGCTGACCAATCTAATGACCAGAAGTCTGTTACCTTCTCCACCGACAGGAATGTCTCTGCATGTTTAATAAATCGTTTTCTCGTCCGCGCTTTCGTCCCGCGATCAACGTCGGTGCGCTGATGGATATTCCCACGGGTAAATTCGAGACCGGTAAGCATGGGGAATCCATTCTCAATGGCGGTCTCTCCAGCATGACGGGCATCTGTGCTCGCCCAAACAACTTCAAGACGTGGTTAGCCGTGCATTTCCTGGCACAGTTGCGTCGTGTGTGTCGTGAGGCACACACCATCACTTACGACAGCGAAGGCACCATGTACCCCACCTCACGGTTTGGGGCCGTATCGGCTAATGATCCCTACCTGAGCACCATCGACTACGACAACGACGAGCAGTTCGCCTTCACCGATATGTCTCAGTACGTCGGGGACATATGGTTTGATCAATTCCGCAAGATCGTCAATGAGAAGGCCAAGAACGATAAAGATTGGTTGGCGACCACCCCCTTTCTGGATGGAAATGGTAAGCCCAAAGAGGCCCTCTACCCCACGGGCGGTTTGATTGATAGTTTCAGTAAATTTGTGGTGAGTGCGGTTGAGGAAATCTACAACAAGAACAAGATCGGTGAGAGTGGTGCCAACACCGATGCCATGACCAACGGCAAAGCCAAGAACCAGATGTTCAATCAGATGCCGTCCATTTGTGCCCGTACCGGAACCTACCTAATTCTGACTGCACACTTGGGCGATATCATCAACATGGAGATGTTCCCCACCGACAAACGTAACCTGTCTTACATGAAGAAGGATACGGTGTTGAAAGGGGTTTCCAGTGGGTTTTATTCACTCCCCAATAACGTGTGGATGATCACCCACAACAAACCGCTCCAGAACAAAGATAAGATGCCTGAGTACCCTTGGGATAATTCTACCGCCATGCAGGGCGATACCGATCTGGTGCTCATCACCATGATGAACCTGCGGGGTAAGAACGGGATGTCGGGTCTTCCGATCTCCCTAGTGGTATCCCAGAGTGAAGGCATCCTCCCGGCGTTGTCGGAGTTCCATTACTGTAAGGACAATGATCGCTTCGGGATTGGCGGTAACATGCAGAACTACTACATGGAACTGCTCCCGGACGTGACACTTTCACGTACCAAGGTACGTCAGAAGCTCCATCATGACGAGAAGCTACGGCGGGCTGTTCAGATCACTGCCGACATTCTGCAGATGCATCAGTTCCATCGTGGGTATCCCGAGAACCTCCTGTGTGCGCCTAAGGTACTGTATGAAGACCTTAAGGCCATGGGATACGATTGGGACGTCCTGTTAGGGAATACCCGTGGGTACTGGGTCTTTGAGAAGGAAGAGAAGGCCCACGACAAACAGTTCCTGTCCACGCTGGATCTTCTCAACATGCGTCTTGGAACCTATGTCCCTTATTGGGGAACTCCAGACGAGAAAAAACGTTGGGCTGACGGAACAAGGATGTTTTTTGAAAATAAGGCAATTGAATCATCGGATTCGAAAACATGATTTCAAAAATCGTATCTCAATCGACTGAGGTAAAATCTAGGGCCGATTGTGTTGTCGGCCCCGCCCTTTACATAATCAGACATTACAAAACAAAAAAATTTTACATTGGCAGTACTCTCAATATACAGCGGCGTTGGGATGAACACACAACCTCACTACGAAAGCAGAGACATCCCAATAGAAAACTACAAAAAGCATATAACGAGGACAAAAATTTACAGTTTTTCGTATTCTCCATGAATACATTACGCGACGCCAATGATGCGGAATTAAAAACAATTCTGGCTAATGTAGATAACCCACTGCTTTTAAATGTTCGACACGATGTTGCCTTTGATCATGACCAGAGGGCCGAGAAGATATCAAATACTCTAAAAGGCCACGATGTAAGCGAAGAGACCCGTAAAAAGATTGGGTTGGCCGCAAAAGGAAATAAGTATTGGGTCGGCAGAAAGCATTCAGAAGCAACCAAAAACAAGCTCAGGAAAATCCACCTTGGTAACAGTTACGCCAAAGGACATAGTGTGAGCGATAGTGTGAGAGCGAAATTACGTGCTAAAGCATTAGGACGAAAACATACTAATGCAACGAAAGAGAAAGTAAGTTTAAATTCAAGTCGCAATAAGCCCGTTGTTATAAATGGCCGACAGCATTATAATTGCGCTTCAGCAGGTAGAGATAACGGCGTTACTGGAGACACAATAAGACGATGGGTACTAGATGACCGTTATCCCGATTGCTATTATGCCAAAGATGAGAAAGCCAAGATCAAACCCAACCCGAACCTGGGTAAGTCCGACGCGCAATGACGGCTGTCTACACGTATCAAATTTCCCAGTGGCGCCGATTGGCGTCGCTGGGTATACCGCTGATCGACAGTACGGTGAAAACCGGGGATTATCGTCTGTGTCCCACCTGGCCCATGGTGTTAGGTGTTAAGAAGGGGCACTTGAGTGAGCGATCGTATACGGAGCAGTATCACGCCATTCTCAACCATTGGTGGTTCGCTGACCCCGATTACTTCGACCAACTACTACGTTATCCCCATGTGGCTTTTGGGTGTTATTGCCCACCCGGGCATTTCTGTCACCGTTATTTACTTGTTGATTTTCTGACCCGCCACACTCATACTACTTATCTGGGTGAATTACCGCAATGTTTATCAAACGATCCCTAGGAGTTTTTATGTATCCCCACCTCACCCTGCGGGCTCAGGTGTTCTACCTGATCCGTCGTTACGATGTCGAATTAGCCGAAACCTTTGCACGCCGTTGTCCAGACGTGCGTGACGTCATGGAGTTGAATGCATTCTTTCACCGCATCTTCTCACAGATAGAGAATTGCCCCATTCAGGCTCGTGCGTGTCTGGGTGATGACATGAGCATGGAAGATTGGTTACGTAACTTTGAACGTGACGGCCTCCCGGTGCTGTGTCGACTGCGTTTCCCTCCCCTGACCGCGAAAGAAGTGAGTCCGTTCTATGGCCAGTTCGCCGGACCTGCTATGGCATGAACCCCGCCTGGCATTACTCCATGGATGGGAGGTTCCTGATGTGGCATTGATACGACGGGTGCTCAGTCACCCGTCAAATCTTCGTCTTGACCCTGAGGTGGTATTGCCAATACGGACCATCGGTCACCGACACTGCATCACCCCATTTCTCAGAGAAAGCCATTGGGTGTATTCCAGCTTCATCCCTGGAGGCGACGAGGTGGATGATTTCCGTGCCATGGCTCGGGACATTGTCACCTACGCGACTCATGTGATTCTGTTCTGGGACGGGAAAACCCAATGGTTACGTGACCCCCTGGAAGGAGACGATGGTATCAAGCGCCCCACCAAGGTGATTCGGGTCTAGTCCCATCCTATAGACCCACCCACAGGAGCTGTCCATGACACCTCGCGAAAAAGCCACGAATGAGCTTTTGTATTTCATCGACCAATTCGCCCCCGGTTCCAATAACCGCGATATTTACGAGAAGCGGTTAAACAACCTCACCAATGCTGAGTTCGGGGAACTGATGGATCGTTTAGCATCTGGGGAAGAAGTGCTGGCGTTGTTTATCCCCAACTTAAGCGAACATCAACTTAACCTGAAACGCAATCTGAAAATTGCCAAGCAATTAGGGGTGGAGTTGTTTGAACACCTGTACTTGACCGACCCACAGACCGGGCAAGTGTATAAAACCCCGATCCGTCACCTGGTGGTGGATCTCCCTCTTCGCCGTCAGGTCCAGATGCTCTATAAGAAGATGAGTGTGCCTGAGCATAACCAGGCGGTCGATGAGCGCAGCGGTCAGGCCACTGGTCCCAGTAAAGGGGCCCGTATCTCGTATCCCGAACTCCAAGTCAATGCCGCCAAGGGCTTGGATAACATGGTCCTTGAATTGATCAAGTACCGTGGGGGTGATGAGAAAGCCTATAACGCCATGAACCGCTCTATTCTCGAAACCGGGGATGCCTCCCTGGAAGAAATCAATGCCCGAGGTCCCACGACGGTCAAGGCCACTCAGACGTTGAGTGTGTTCTTGAAGTCCATGCACCTAGACCCCGGCAGTCTCGATAACTGAGGACACTATGGCAGGTCTCCACGATAACGCTGCCCATGCGGCGCTCCAGGCCCTTGGGGAAGAACTTCTTTTGGTTCCCCGTGATACCCACACCAGTCTGTACCGTTGGCTGATAGAACTGAGGCTCTCTTTCCGGCTGTATTACCTAAGCGATACCCTCGCCCGTGATGTCATTTGGCCACGTCTACGCGGGGATGAGGATCTACTGGAAGTGATTCTTCGGGGGGCCGTCAGCTTTCGTTTACAGATGGAAGGTCACGAACAGGGTAACCTCTACCGGGAATACTGCCAAGTGCTGGGTAACGCCCTAGGGGAACTCACCCAGCCCCGTGCAGGCCGTAATGGGGGCGTCACGGATACCGCCTTTCAAGAGAAGATGACCAATGGGACTGCGTTGAAAGAGTTGTTATTGCAGGAGACCTGGCTAACATTCACCGTGACGCTAGAGCGTCACCTGGCT